CAAATTTTTAACCAATTCTTTTTCATTTTCAGTAATATTTATAACAGAATGATCCTTCAGTATTACTTTTCCGCCTTCAAAATTTTCCATAAAATGAATAAATTTTTGTAGTTCGGGTGTTTCTTCTGTTGACTCTTCGTTTTCAAAAAGACGGTTGGAAACTTCTTCTCGGACTGAAAAAATGGATTCATTGAGTTTGACAGCCAATGCTTGTTCAATGTTTTGCTTGAAGTATGCTTCATTTTCAGAAAGCATTTCTTTGATTCCATTTTTTAAAAGTGTTTTTGAGATATCCATTTTAACCCTCTGGTTGCTGTTGTTGTGCTTCTTGAGCCTGTTGTTGAGCCATCATTGCCAACTGCTCTTGTTGCATTCTTTGTCTATCAACTTCCATTTGTTTGTCCATTACACGCATGTCTTCCTCGCTTTGACGAAGAATGTTTTTTCTGACATAATCGGAAGAGAAGTATTTGCCGATATAAGGATCAACAAATTGAACCATCTTAAGACGCTCTGCAAGAATTTCTGCTTCTTTGAGATCCCAAAAATAGTTGTCGGTATTGAAGACATAATTGATGTCTCCCTTCAATTCTCTCCAATCATCATCGGTCATGACACCCTTGAGAAGAAGTTGAACTCTCAACATGTCGGCAAATAATTTGGTGAAATGATGCCGAATTCTGTCGATGAATTTGTAAAACTTTACTTCTTCTCGGGTGATTTCAACTGATCGTCCCATGTTGAAACCCGTGGACTCAGATGTCAATCTGCTGACTGGAACATTCAATGCCATGTACAATTTCTTCTTGAAGTAGTCAACGTCTTCGATCTGGGACATGGCCTGACCACCGGGAAGAGTGGAAATCTCGGTTCCTCTTGAACCTTCACGACGAGGAAGCCAGTAATCTTCAAGTACAGAAAGATGGTTTCTTTCGTCACGAACTTCGCCGGTTGCTTGGTTGTAGATTACACGGTTGCGGAAGCGGCTCATCATGTCGCGCATGTACTGCTCGGCCTTTTGCTTCGGCAATTGTCCTACGTCAACGTAAAACACTCTGCGTTCAGGTGCGCGAGCGATGCGGTAAACTAGAAGAGCATCTTCTAGTTGTCTCAACATGTTCAACGGACGAATGGCTTTGTGAAGATATCCAAGAACACGCTTAGTATTGAGATCTACGATTCCTGAAGGAACATAGACAATGCTGTCCAATGACAGTTGAAGACCACCTGGACCAGTCAACATGTAGGATTCTTTGTCCGTATTTGTATAAAGGTAATACTCCTCAATGTCCGTGATCAAGGAAACGGATTGACCCTCCAAACGTTCCATTTCCTTTTTTACTTTGCGAATCTTCTTGATTTTCAAAGGATCGACAGGAAGTATTTCCTTGATTCCGTCAGTTGGTTTTTCCTTGTCGATTACAATGTTATAATAGACTTTTGAATCGATGTACCATCTTCGAAATATTTCGTATGACTTGTTGTTAAAATCAAGAAGATGAAGAATTCTTTCAAACTCTCTGTAAATTTTGTTCTTGATCACATCAGAAACCGGAAGATTGGCCAAATCCAATTTTACGGGTTTGCGGTCACTTCCCAAGACAATTGATGCATTTACGATTTCATCAACCGCATTGTCAACTTCCGGGTAAATGGACATGTTTCTATATTGAACTACCGAAGCACTTTCATCACGCATGCTCGCAGCGTAATCAAGTGCAGTTCCAAAGAATCCACCAGCCTCTACTGTTACTGTACCGTCATAAATTTCAGGAGCAGTAAAAGATTGTAATGATCTTTCCTGTTTCTCCTGTTTTGGAGTTCTTTTCTTTCCAAATTCAAATCCAAAAAGTTCTAATTCCATAATTTATCACGTCCTTCTGGTGATTGGAGTTGTTCCACTTAAAATTTCCATATAATCAAACATTATCATGACTTCAAAACTGTTCATAGTATTGGGCGACATCATATTTAGAGTCAATTGGCCGATCTTGGCTGGCCAACAACCATGCAATACAAATTTTTTCAATACGGTTTCACCATTTAAATCAAGGTGTTGAATTTCCCAATCTGTGGCTTTGTATGTTGTTGCTTGATTTATTAAAGATGAAACATTTGTGTTGTTGTTGTTTATATTGTTTTGCCAGTTTTGAAATGCTCTCCACAAATTTTTGTCACCAGTATCATCCAAAACAACAACAGCCCAACTTGTATATTGCTTTTCACCAGGATAAAAATACTTTCTTCCAAAGTGATCGTATGTCAAGGTTGTTGACATTACCTGTGGAAGAATTGTTGATCTTATGTGAAATTTGGTAAATCGCGGTGTTCCTACGCTATTGCCACCGGGAATTACACCATTTACCAAAAATCTGTTTGATCTTGTTCCACCAAAAAAGTTTGTCTTGAATTCGTTTAACATGTCAGATTCCTTCTATCTTGATGTTATCAAATGTCAAGGTCGCTGAAAAAGAAACAAAATCATTTTCACCCATGTTTAAGCCAATTTCACCAATAACGCTTGGCCAGCATTTATAAAGAAAAATTCGTCTCAAAACTTGGTTTGCATTTACGTCTAACTGATCGATTCTCCATGTAGTTTGCAAAGTTCTGTAAGCAAAATCATTGTTTGCCACTCTGTGTGTCCAGTGACCATCCAATGCTTCTTTCCATCTTTGCAATGCAGTCCATATGTTTTGTGAATTTCCATCATCATAAACTCCAACAACCCACGGGCTGTATTGACGATCTCCTGCAAAATTTATGAGTCTTCCACGATAAGGAATGCTGATGCTGTTCACTGTTGCCATTGGCAAAGATGCAGACACAATCTTGAATTGTGCATCGGTAATCGGAACACTTATGCCACTTGGCCAAGAGGGGTAGACAATAAACCTATTGGCTCTTGTGCCTCCATTAAAGTTATTCTTGAAATCGATTATCGAATTTGACATTATTGTGTGTATGTGAAGTTAACCACGAAGGAGTCAGTTCCTAGCAATGGTTTGACTACCAAATCAATGTTTAATTGTGATGCATTTGGATTGTTTGTTTCATTACATATAATTTGCGTAGCTGTTGTATCCAAGTAGGAAGCATATGTATCCAAGGCAGTTTGCACTTCACTTACAACTTGATCTCTAGTTGTTTGGTTGTTTATTTCAAAGATGTACTTAAATGCAACATTGTTTACTGAATTGATGATCTCAGAACGAAGTCTTGCTGGCCCTATTCTGTCGTTTACAGTGATGGGGCCAGTTGCGGCAGTTGCACCAACCAAATCAGATCCTAAAAACTTTGGAATGTAATTTACAAAGAAATTGACTTTGTTTGATCTCAAATAGTTTTTAAGATTACCAGACCATTCGATTGGGTTTATGATGCTACCGTTCAATACGGTGGCACGATCTAACCCAGCGATTGTCAAATACTGTTCATTTCTGTTTTTTGCTCTTGCAAAAAATCCACCAAGATCAGATACTGCAGGAATTGTGTAATTGATTGTAGAATCACTCTTTAGCAGTTCGACATTTAACTCATTTGTCTTCAATCCATAAAGATTAAAGAATTTGATACCTTGAGTTGATCCAGCAACGTTAGATACACCTAACGAGGCAAAATTTGCCATTGTGTATCCGTTTCCAGAGACACCAGTGGCAGAGTCACGAATAGAAGGAAAGAATCCAACGGCGTATTCTTGACCAGCAACCCAAGTTGCAATATCAGAAGAAATGTAAGGATCGATTACACAATCAATCAAATTTCCTGAATTGGCACCCAAATAAGAATTGAACCCAGCAACACTTCCTGTAAGTACAAGTGTACCGCCGTAAGCCATATAACTTATGGCATTCAAAAAATCTTCGCCATTTCGCGTATATAAAAGTTTTGTATTTCCTTCATCAACAAACAAAGAGTAAGTAGAACCACTTACTGGAGCGAGTAAGCAATTTGTAATTCCACTTAACTTATTTAAATCTTGCACCAAATCTGAAGGATTGGTATAAACAATGAACGGATCTGAGGTTGTTCCTTTTACAGGACCAAGAGCAGAATTTCCTCTTGAATAGATCAACCAACCGAACAAACCACCCGGATCTACGCTAGTGGCCTTGTTCACTCCGTTGAAAACCGGAGCGGTGTAAGTAGATCCAACCTTCATTGCAGCCACGAAAGGTATTGCTAAATTTTCTTTTGAATATTGATTTGAGCTAATAAATGAACTGAGTGATGGCATAGGATCCCTTTTTATCTAAAATATTTAGAATTTCATGTGGGATACCAAACCACTCCTCCCTGAGAAAATGGCTCCTTATCATCTAGTTCATCCTTGTTATCCATCATAAAAAGCACATTATCATCTTCAGGTTTTTGTGCTTCTTCGTAATTAAATTTTGCACTTTCGATCAAATCAGCATAATATTCTTGCCTTGAAAGCCATGCGAAGAACACCAAAGACATTACCAAGTCATCATTATGACCTTCTTCG